TGCCGTTTTGAAGAACAACAAACCCCAAGTCCGTCTGGCTACCAGCGACTAGGCCATTGACAGAGCAATAACAATCGACGTGATATAAGCCAGACTGGATGCCGATCTTTGTGACGACCGAACTCGAAGACAGCAGTTCAGCCCCCGACGGGTTCAGGTGCTGATTCGAGTATTTGCCGCTGCCGGGGTAGGCTGGCGAAGCGTCCGACCAGATAAAGAACGGCGAGAACCCGCCGACCTCGGCGCCGATCATCTGGATTGTCGCCTCCGCAAACGACCCAGCCGCCGTCGACAGCGTCCAGCCGAACCAGATTACGCCCGACGCTCGGGACCGCCCCTCATGAATCCAGACAACATCGGCATCGTCTAAAATCGTTCGGGCCGTGTTGCCCATCAGCGTGAAAGCGTCACCAGTTCCTAAGTAGAATTGGCCGTCGACAGGCCCGACCCGCTGGCCGTTCTGTCGCGTCGCTCCGGGGGTGGCGCCGAACAACGCCCGACAAGGCATGTCCATTGTCGCCGAACCATAGCCACCCGGCTCGATGGCTAACGGGCCATTGAGCAACAGTTGCGACGGGTCTTGAGCCGTTGCCGCCGACGCGTCTGGCCGCCAAACCTCGAACGCGTCAACGCCGTCGACTGTCTTCTCGGCGACAGAATACTGAGTCGACCCGACCGCATCCGGGTCCGTCTCGGGCACGTAGACACAGCCGAACGCTGGCACCCAATACTTTGACTTGTTGCGAACGGGGAGCCAACGCGTTGTATCAGTGGCGGAACGGGTCGGGTCGTTGAACGGCTGGCTTGGCATGATGGCTTATTCCGCAAATGCTCTATCCATGACTTCGGCAACGACCTCGGGGGCTTCCATTCGATGGCGGGCCTCGGTGAGGAGTTCCGCCTTGTTTTCCCGCCAGTACCGCTTGCCGTAAATATCCCGAGCAGCTTGGCGCGTCGCCTTCCGCACGACGCGCCAGGGAATCTCACCGGCACTCGCCGCGAGGTTCATCAGGTCGGTCTTATCGTATTTGTCGCGGCACTTCTTCTTGATGTACTCGACGACCAGAGTCACGATAATTGGGGCTAGGATTTCCATTTGGTTCGCTCCGCTGGTACGGTTTATCGTCCTCGGGCTTTCCGCGCCTCGCGTCTCTTGCTTCGCCCCGTCGCCTTCGCGTTCTCGTCAATCACCTTCCGCAGCGATTCCATGAACCGCCGCTCATCGTAACCGCTTCCGAGCATCAAGTCCTCCTGGGCTCGGCTCGCGCGGGTGATCGCGAAGCCTTGGGAGGTCAGCGACCACGTCACCTGACGGATGGCGCCATCAACTGGAATCGGCAGAAAACCCGGATAGGTGAACGTCCCGCCGTTTGTTGCCTGATACTCAAGCGCCGCTTTGGCGAGGTAAACTTTCGATTCTTTGAGCAGTCCTTTGTAGTTGTCGATCAGCTTCCGGGGCTTCGATTGCTTGATATAGATTTCGCGGGCCAGCTCGGGAACGCTGATATAACGCTTCCGTTTGGGGTGCTTGCTCTTTTTCTGTTTCTCCGCGAAGACTTGGCGGAACCAGTTGCTGGCATCCTTCTCGCGTATCGTAATCGCGATTCGTAAATAGAGTTCAGGGTCGACGACCTGCTTGCTAGAGCCTGGACCGACCCAAGGAAGTTCCTCGTACTTTGCGACCATATCGGCAAACTTGACGATGCCGTTTTCCGCGTCAATTTCAAATCCTTTGGAATATATCCCCTCTGGCTGTTTGTCCAAATCCGCGTTCCGCTTTGCCACGTTGGTCGTCGTGTCGTCGTACCCTCGCGCGAACACGCCCCAGACCCAAGGCGGACGCGGTGCGGGGTCGGGTTCCTTCTCGCCCTTCTTCGCCTTCGTCGGCTTGCCCAGTTCAATCTGTGCGTCTTCGAGAGGCAGAATTCGAGGCCGGTTGATCCAGCCAACACCCGGAACCCAGAACTTGTCCTTGATCCGAAACCAGCGATAAACCGTAGACCTCGCCAGATGGCCGATTTCTTTGTCCGTCGCTGCGTGAAAGTGTGGAAAATCCGCCAACGCCCAACTCTTTCGTCCGACGGGCCGCGAAATCCGGGGCGTGTAGCTGAGCTTGTTGATTGGTTTGACGCTCCCGTCCTTCTCAAGCCCGACGGGTTCGAGCGGCAGGTCGACTTGCCAACGCACCTTGTCGCCGACTATCACGATTTCTCCGGGCGGGTCTGGCGGGTCGATTGAAATTCCGCCCTCAAGCGAGCCGTGCGACGGCAATTGGCGGCCCATGTTTTTAGGCCAGAGTTCGACTTGGCTGTTCGCGCCGAGAACTACCACGAAGTTGAGCGAATCGCACAATGCGGCCAACGCTTCGGCCGGGTTGTCGTAGTCCCACTCGACCTCGGGATAGACAGCCGTTGGCATCAACTTCGCGACGCCTTTTTCTTGCATCGCAGCAAAGCAGAGTTCGGCCAACTCGCGGGCGTTCTTCTGGGTGCCCTCAATGATCCCGCCGCCAGCCTTGCGGGTGTTGTACTGGCCCGAAATCTGACCCGTCTCTCGCCACATCCAGCGGCGGTCCATTACGCGCAAACGCCACTTGGTCGCGCCCTGAGAGTCTTGGGCAATATCGACCGTGTCGACACGGCACATCGGAAACCGGACAGTCGAGTTGCCGTAACGCCACGTCATCGTGGACGTCAGAAGGTGCGCGCCCGGCGTCGGTGGAATAACCAGGGTCGCCACGCTCGGGCTGATGCCCTGGGTGAGCGTGAAGTCGGCCGACAGAATCTTCGAGATTCTCCCAAACTGGACCGTACCAAATAACGCCATTGGAACCCTCGGGGTTGTCTACGCGTCGCTGACGGCGACGACGATGTCCGTGCCAAGGTCCAGTTCGACTTCGGTTAGCGACGCCTTGAGCGTAATATCGTTAGTCCAAGTCACTGTTCTATGCGAGTCGATCAACGCCGAACCGCCGTATAGCGTCGTAGTTGTGACGGTTTTGTCTTCCATGTTTCCGTTGAACTCGACACGTCCGCCGTCTTGGACTTCGAGTGTCGTGATAGTGCCCGTCGATTCGTAAAGGACAGTCCCCTCCCATACATCGAGGAGCGTGACCGCGCCCGTTCCTTCAATTCTCAGCGTGCCGCCCTCTTGGCGAACGGTTCCAGCAGCAGAACGGACCACCAAGTCGCCGCCGAGTTTTAGGACGTTCGTCAGCGTCGAGACGCCAGTGCCAAGCTCGACAATAGCGTCGGTGTCTTGCTCGGTCCTGAATCCGACCATCAGCGTCGCCAGTGCTAGGTCGTCGCCGGGCTCGACAGCGCCACCGACCGATCCGCGATAGACCCGCAGGACATTAGCCGTGTTCGTCCCTTCAAGCAACAACGCGGGCAAGTCCGAATCACTGACGCCCGTGCCGTGGACGTCGACGGTTGACGCGACCGCCTCAAGGTCCAATGCAATCATCGGCGACCCAGCCCCTTCGCCGCGTCCGACGAAGACTTTGGTCGCGCCAAGTTGAATCTGCGTGCCGCGATATTCGTAATAGTCATCACCGTGGCGGGACAGTCCCGCCTTGCCCGTGTAGCTTGCCGGGAAATGAACCTCAGCAAACGTCACGCCCGTGAACGCGGCCAAGTCCCATTTGATGTCGACGTCTGTGTTTTCAACGAAGATGATATCGGCCGCCACAGGGGCCGTGCCGCCCGACCAGTTCTCGGCTTCGCCCCAGTGGTTCGGGCTGATCGCCGCTTGCGTGACTTCGTCCGTCGACGTGTCGATTGTGTATGTTTGCGAACCCGTAACCGTCAGACTTCCGCCGTTTCCGGTTGCCGCGTTTTGATCCGTCGCACCCGCCGAGCCGACCCATTCGACCTGCCAGCGCGGTGTTCCTGCCGTGCTTGTGTCGGTGACGGAAACCTCGCCGACCGCGATATTGCTGAGCGATTCGAGTGCTCCCGAGAGTATGGACGCGGAAGCGTTGTACGTGATCGCCGACGTTGTTTGGCCGTCCCAAGTCAGCGTGAACGTCCCGCCAGTGGGTGAGCCCGTCAGCTTCACCTCTTGAATTTCGTTAACCGGGTCGGTCGCTGTTTGGGTGGTCGCAACGATGATGCCAGCCCCAGAAAGCGAGGTTGCGGTGCCAGTCATCTCGGGCACATTGCCGCCGGGGTCCGCGAACTCAACGCGCCAAGGCCCCTCGGTCGTGTTTTCGCTTGTCACCGTGACGGCGGTCACGTTGCTAAGCGCTTCGACCGCTGATTCCACGTCACTCGCGAGCGCATCGAACGCGATGGCCGCCGTGGTTTGCCCGTCGAAGGACAGGGTAAAAGTTCCGCCCTCGGGACAACCCGAAAGCGACACGGTTTGAACCTCGTCTGTTGCCGCGACCGCGTCTTGGTCAACTTCGACGTTGATGTTTCCGCCCGTCAAGCTCGCCGCTGATCCCGTCATCAGTTCTAAGTCGGTGTCGCCAGGATCAACGAAGGTGATGGCCCACGCGGAACCGCTCGAACCGCTGGCCGCGACGGTCACATCGGTCACATTGCTCAGGGCCTCGACGGCGGTTGTCACGGCGGACGCGGCGGCGTTGTATGCTATCGCGGCGGTTGTCTGTCCCGCATAGGTCAGCGTAAAGGTTCCGCCGGTTGGCGTAGGCGTCAATCGAACTGTCTGGACTTCGTCAACCGGGTCTGAGCTTCCCTTTGTCGTTTCGGTCACGGTGACCGTAAGGCTTGGGCTTGCCGTATACGTTAACGCTGCGACGTCCTGATTTCCCCAGTCGTTGCGGAACGTGATAACCCAATCTCGCGTCCGATTCGTTCCGCCGGTGTTGGTCGGGTCAGTAACGGTGACGCCGACGTTGTTGGCACCAAACACCCGCTCCAAGGCCCGTTTGACAGTTCCGGCCGATGCCCCCGCAATATCAAGCCACCCCGTATCTTGGCCGTGATGCTTGAGGATAACCGCATGACCAAAAGAAGAATCATATGCAAACGTAATTGTTTGCACCTCGTCCGTTCCTGCACCGCCCTTGGTCGTTTCCTCGACATCGACCGACGAGACGCCCGTCAAGGCTATTCCGCTCCCCGTCAGTTCCGCCACGTTGGTCGCGGCAAGGGTGCCGGTGAACTCGACCAGATACGGCCCGCCATCGTCGCCCGTAACTGAGACGTCGCCGCCCGCGATATTCGACAGGGCGGCAAGCGCCAACTCGACAGCCGCCGCCGTCGCGTTGTACGCGAGCGATGATGTGGTTTGGCCGACATAGGTTAGCGTGAACGTCCCCCCGGTTGGGCTCGGTAAGCTGACTTCTTGAATTTCGTTCGTCCCGTCGTCGCCTTGCAGGTTGGTCTTCACTACGACGGCATAGCCCGACGTCGCTTTCGTCACGCTCGAACCGTCGCCCGTGATCAGTGGCACGTCAACATTGGCGTAGGTCTGCAAGAACTCCACGGTCCACGGTCCGCCAGCCGATCCAGTGACCGAAACGTCGCCCGCGTCGATGTTACTCAACGCTTCCAGCGCGGTATCGACCGTCGAGGCGGACGCGTTGTAGGCAATTGCTCCGGTGGTCTGACCGTCAAACGTCAGGGTGAAAGTTCCACCCGTCGCCGTGCCGCAAATCTCGACCTGTTGTTTCTCGTTGTCGCCCGCGTCGCCGTCTTGTAACGTCGTGATCGTGACGCCCGCCGAGCCATCCTTGTTCGTCGTCGAGGCGGTCACGGTGAATGGCGTGCCGTCCGTCTTGCCGGTCAAGAGAATAGCCGTAGCGGGTTTGCTCGTCCCGTTGCCATAATGGAGCGACGCCGACACCTCCGCGAACTCCGCGATGGTGTTGTCGTACTGACCGACCGCCGTGACAATCAGCGGCAGAAGCTCGGCCAACAAGTCCTCTTGAGTCCCGCCGACCAGTGCTTCGGCGACGTCCGACTCGACCGTCACATCCTTGAGGTTGATCGTTAGCGTGAACTTATCGCCCGACTCAATGTTTGCCGGAGTCGCCAGCGTCTTCTGGACTTGCGGTTGGGCGTCGCCACGAAATATCTTGATAGCCATCTGGTGTTATGCTCCCCACGCGTGCGGGTTTCCAAAGAACGGGAACGGCGAGAGGAACTCATATTTCCACTGGACGCCGTAGTGTTTGAATATCAAGTTCGACCCACTGCCGAATCGCTGAGGCGCCGTCTTATTGATGCTCGGTTTCTTCCGAAGCGACGAAGGCCAAAGCGGGGCTGGGACGGTCGGGTAGCTGTAGACCCCGACCGCTTGGCCTTGCTGGGTCGCGATAAAGGTCGTACTTTGCTTTAGTCGCTGAATAACGGGCCGCCCGATGTTGGGCTCTAGTGAACCGAACTCAGGCCCGCCGCCTTCGAAGGCTAACGACTCCTCGAATCGATCCAAGGCGGTCTTCGGATTGGCAACCGGGATAGTGGCCGAAAGCGAGAAACTGTAGACCAGATAGTTGGCATAAGCGCCGTTGGCATTGCTTGGAAAGCTCGGCGTTGTGTCGATGAGGATGCCGCCGTCTGTGTCCTTCGATGCGAGCGAATGTTGGCTATTGAGAAGTCCGCCGCCCGCGTCAATGACGACCCGCCAGTCGCGGCCCGGCAACGAATAGGCCGCGACCAATAATTTGACCTTGTCGTCAATTGAACGCGACCCGTCGCCGAGCAACATGCCCGTTGCGTCGAGGGTCCAACGCTCTTCTTTGGGCGTCTGGGCGTCCGAATAGACACCCTCGCGACGTATCGAATACTCGACCTCGCCGACCTCGTGCTTGTAGTCGCCATACTGGCAATACATGGTCATGACTTATTTGTCCAATGCGATAGTTGCGGCGGCCTCTTTGACGCCGGGCACGTTCATCGCGTCTTCGTTTGCGTCGGGTCCAGTCGATTCGGTGCGAATCTTGCCGCTCGGTTGTCCGTCCATTGTCTAGCCTCTGCGGTTCGGGAATTGGGCGCGTTGCTGGTCGGCGTGCTGTTGCGCCCGCCGGTCAAGGTCTTCGAGTCGTCGGTCAAACTCCAATTGTATCTTGCGTTCGAGCAATGCTTCGCGTTCTTTGAGTCTCGCGGCGACAATCTCGGCGACCTGCTTGGCGATTCGGTCTTCGTCGCGTTCGAGGTTGACTTGGATTTCGCGCTGGTCCCGAATTGCCACATCGAGTTTGCGTTCCTCCCGCTCCATTCCCGCGATGCGACGACGGCCCGCGCCTTCCATTTCGGCGAAGCCCGCACGCTCGGCCGCCCGGATGTCGCCAGCCCTCGCCGCTTGTTCGGTTTCTTGCGTGCCGACTCCCGCAAGCGTCCGCCGCTCTTCGCGGGTCAGAGAACCGATACCGCCCGCCTTTTGCTTCCTGAAAACTCTCAGCGTCTCTTGCTGCTCTTCCGCCGACAGTTGGCCGAACCGTTCCTTGGCCGAAAGGAGTCGATCTTTCTCCGCTTTTATTCGGTCGCGGACGATGTCGCGTTCCGACTTGGCCGCGTTTATTGCCTTGGTCGCCGCGTCCCTTTTGACCTGCGACGCTTCTTTTTCGAGCGAGAGCCTGTCACTTGCCAACGTGGTCATTCGCTGATTGAGCGACAGAAGACGCTCGACGGCTTGTTGTTGGCGTTTGGGGTCGGTGGTCGTGGCGAGTTCTTCGCGTTCCGCACCTATGGCCGCGCCACCAAGTTGGGCTTCTCGGTGCAATAGCTTCCGACGCTCTTCAGGCGTTCTGGCCTTTTCCCTCGCCCTCGCAGCCGCACCGAACTGGGCGTCGAATCGGGAACGCTCGGCGGCTCGACCGGCTTCAGCGGTTTCTCGCTGCTTGAACTCCTCGACATCTCGACGGGATCGCCTCGCCTCGGCTTGCTCTTTCTCTATCTCGGCGATTTCGGCTTGAGCGGCACCCGCCCGAAACCTGCCGATATAGCCCGACTCACCCATCGCGGCACGGGCCCGAAGTTCTGGCGTTATAACACGGTGACCGACTGGCCCGGTTTTGCCCGCGTTTCCCAACGCACGCTCGGCCGCGCTAACCAAACTGAACTCGGTCTGTATAATCTTGTTTGACAGAGAGTTCACATTATTTGCCGCGCCGGTCATCTGCTCGACCACGACCCACGTTGCCGCCCCGAGTGCCGTGATTGCTGCCGTCGCCGCGAGTGCCACCCCGCCGCCGCCAACCGCTCCGCCAGCGCCAACCCTCGCAGTCGCCGACGCCTTGGCCGCCGCTGCCGACGTTCCGCGTGCGGCTGCGAGTTTCCCTTCGGCGACAGTCTCGGCGTTGACTTGAGCGATACTGGCCGCCCGTGCGGTCGATTCTACGGCCGATGCGGCTTGAACCGCCGACCGATACGCCAGGACGGCTTCGCGGATGTTCTTGTAGGACTCGGTCGCACCGACCGCCAAGTCCATCACAGCCTTGACCTTGATCAGCGAGCGCACCAGCTTCTCAGTGTTCTTTTCGCCCATCAGGCCGAGCATGACGAAGCCGCCCGTCAACTGCGAAATCGAACCAGCCGACGCGGCAAAGCCAGAATGGAGGCGGCCACGCGCCCCCTCCAGCTTATCCATTGCCCGTTCGCTGTCGGCGGTCATCTTCTCAAGATGACGCTTTGCGTCGACCCGCTCCTTCGCCCTCCGACGGGCGGCAGTCTTCTCGGCCGCCGCTTGCGACTGCTCTTTCTTCTTCTGGTGTGCGTCAAACGCTTTGAGCTGATCGTCGTAGCCCTTTTTGACGGTCTTGACTTCCGCGTCCGTCTTCTTGCGCGAACTCTTGAGCAGCGATTCGTGGGACTTCTTGACCTTATCCTCGAAGTCCTTGGACTTGGCCGCGTTGTCCTTCGACGGCTCGACCTTCAGGGTCCAGATAATATGCCGTTCGTTAGCCACGGTTTATCTTGCTTTCTATCGCGCGCGACACCGCGTTGGCGGCTCGCTTGCTTTCGTGCTGGCGGAACGTCGTGTCAATAACGGCGAAGTTTGAACGGACAATCGGGTCAGAAGCGATATAGTCAGGGAGCCCGGCCCCCTTCATGGCGCGATGCTGCAAATACAACCGGACGGTTGCCCAGTTCTTCCGGCTTAGTTCGTATTGCTTCGCCTTCGCGGGCGATTCTTTCGGGCACTCGTGGCAAGGTGTGGGCTGACCTTTCGCGCGACGCTGACGGACGCCTCGACGCTCTGCAAACGTCCCGGTTTTCGGGTCGAAGATAAAGGTTTTGCATGTCTTGCAGTCCGTGTTCGCGACCTGCGGATGCTCAAGCAGCAACCGAAGGCCGCTGATTAGTTTTTTTCGTCGGCGTCCGTCGTGCTAACGGGCTCGCCACCTGCTTCGGCGATTATCGCGTCCGCATAATTCTTGCCCTCTTTGTCGGTCGCGCCGGGTCGAAGGTCTGTCGCTTGTTGGCCGGATATTATCATGTAGAGCCGATTAAAGGGGACATAGCCCAGGCGTCGCACGTTCTCGAACGTGATGGGAACGGCGGTTCCTTTGTCGTCGACCTCCGACCAATCGACCAAATGACGCTGAACTTGAGCGACAAACAAATGGACGGTTTTTTTGGAATCCGTCCGCCGGTTGACTTCCGCGTCCGTCGCCTCGACGTCCTCGGGAAGCATCGGCCGGTAACGGAATGACAATTCGTCGTGGAGCCCTTCCGCCGCCTCAATGTAGCCCTCGGTCGTGTAGCCGTCGTTGATGATGTTTCTCGACATGTGGTTCGCCTTCTGGTTCGCTGGTTCGCTGGATTGGTTCGCTCGTCGTGTCGCCGGGGTTGCCTCGGACTCACGACGCGAACCGAACGCGAGCAAGACAGCCCCGGCTGTGTCATGCGGTCTAGGTTTTCGTGACCTTGCACTCGCTGTTGGTGCCGTTGTCGAAGCAGTTTACCGTGATCGGCAGGTCTATTTCGCTCTTGCCGTCGACCGTGGCGCCATCTTTAGGGATCTTGCAATTCCCGAAATCGACGGTGTACGTCGTCGACCCGTCGTTGATGACCAGCGAGCCAGCCGCGCCCGCTATTGCCGCGTCGTACAGATCGGAATTGTCCGATGTGAACGGCGTGCCGACTGTCAGCGTGACCTCGCGATCCTGGGCCGGAATCTCGGAACGGGTCGTCGAGTTGTTGTATCGGTCGGCGTCCAGCATGTTGTCGATCACTAACTGGAACGACTTGAACTTGCGAGCAGTCGACAATAGAGTCAGCGTGCAGTCGCCCATGATGAACATGTTGTCGGTCACGAATGTCATGGCGGGGAACGTGCCCGCGTTCGCTTCCGATTCGCTTTCCGCCTCAAGGTCTAGCGACAGTTCAATCGGCTGACCGGCCGTCCCGCTGAATGTCGCTCGGGACACCCTTATGGCTGTGTACGTGTAGACCTTCGTGACCTTGTCGACACTCATAACGAACTCGCCGAGCGTGTCGGCAACGTCAGTTACTCCCGCCGCCGTGGCCCCGCCGAGAATATAGGGCAAGAAAAAGTCAATCTCACTGGCGGTCGGATGCAAGAGCATTGGGCCTGATACGGCCTCTTGCGTTGCCCGGACGCGATAACTCAACCGGCTTCGAGTGCCGCGAAGTCCGGGACTGTGAACGTGCGTTTCGGTCGATTTAAGACCACACGACAACACCTCAATCCCGGTGCTCGAAACGTCAATCGGGGCGACGGTGTCAACGCCAACCTGTGCGGCATAGCCTTGGGCGGGAACGTCTGTCATCTGGAAGGCTCCTGGTTAGGTTGCTTGCGTTGGTCTTGTTTTTCGGTGCCAAGCGCGGACCACAAACGCCGTTGCGTCATAACCCGCGTTGAAGGCGACCGGCTCAATGATTGGTTGGATTTCAATGTCGCATTTGTGGTAGTCGGCCAGTCCTCCAACCCGCTGATTGAGGAACTCGCCGATAGCTCTTTCGCGAAGATAGTGCAGTCTGTCGTGGCCTGATTCTAAATCTCGGTTCGTAGCGTTTGTCAATACCGTCAGCACGCCAAGGCCCCAGTCATCGCGGCCCGCCTCGATGTTTTCGAGTTTCTCCGGGACCGGAACCATGAAGCAGCCGGGGTTGTCGACTCCGTCCGTCCAAGGAAACTTGCGGACGTAAAAGTTGGCGTCTGGAATCGTGAACACGGCCGAACTCGACGCGCCGAAGCTCGACAGGTAAATCGCGGAAACCCGCTCGGCGAGGGTGACCCAGTTTGAAGATGCCACTAGGCTCGCTCCGTATCCCAAAGTAACCAGCTTGTAGATGTCCGAGAACGTACCGAATCCGAGCGATACGAGCGGTGATATAGCCACTTATGTCGCCCTCGTTATCGAGGTCGGCGTCGTGGCATCGTCTAGTGTATACGTCGCCGCCGTTGTCGATCCGTCGCGCTTGTACACCGATTTGGTCGTGGATACGATAGCGAACTCGCTCACGCTTTGGCAAATCTCGTACAGAGCCTGCGCGACGGTAAACGTCGCACCGTCAGCGGCATAGGACTCGGTCATTGCCGTCGTGAGTACACCATTTGAAATCTGCGACACCGGATGAACGTGCGTTGACAAGATGACAAACTCATCATTATCTGCTGGTATCGACGTTAGTGCCTCGTCCAGCGTAATCGTTCCGTTTGCGTTGGCGAAATCTGCGATAGGCTTAGCCTGTCCAGCAAGCGATCCTGAAGTGAACACCAGGACGCAATCGTTCCAGAAGTCGTCAGCCTCTGTCAGGTCGGTATTGAATACCGTCGTTGTCGCCGCCGCACCTGGGTCATTAATCGCACTCTCGGACACGCTGACCGACTGCTTGACTTGTCGCATGTACTTGGCGGCACTATTGGCGACGTTGTGTGCTGCTTTGGTGAGCACCTCGTCCCAGATGTCATCCACCAGCTGGGCGCTCGATGTGAAGAACGCAACAAGCCCGTCGTTCACTTCGCTTTGAACTTCTGCATCCCAGGCCGCATTCCAAGGCATCGTACAACCCGTGAATCCGTATCCTGAGCCGCCGTCGAAGGCAAGCTCGGCATTGTTGGCCGCCGTCGCGTCATCGCTGATTGAGACAACGTCTACCTCTGGCTTGGTCGTGGTTGCTGAAAGCGTGACCGCCGTGCCAAGCCAAGATCCGACATCGACACGAGCATTCGCATCACCAGTAGGCAGCCCGCCGTTTGCCCCTGCCGCCGCATTGGGCAACGCCGACAAGCCAAACCGAGTAGCATCCTGATAATCCACGGCATCTAATTCGTACTCAATTCGCACCGGCACCATGTTCGCCGCACCGTAAAGCACGACGACCGCATTTGCCACGCCACTTGCGATCACGGCATCAGGGACGTGGAACTCGTATTCGCCACCAGCACCGCTCGACGACTCGATAAACCCGCCGCTCGTCCATGTTCCGGCGGTCGCTGTGGCAAGCGTAATCGTCGTCCATGTCGATGAACCGGCCCGCTTGTATTTGGCTGCGAGGGATGCGGTATTGAACAGGATGCCGGTGAGCCCGGCACCCGTTGCAGAAGATGAATCGTCTAGCACGATCTGCTCGATATGCGATGTCGTTCCGACTTTGATCTTGCGTTTCATCTTAGTACCCGCCTCGCATGTTGGATCGCCGGAGCATAGATGCGGCACCACCCGCCGGATCGGCTTGCAGACCGCCGATATTATCATTCAGGGCACCAGCCTTGGCGTCGATTGAAAGCGCCCCTGAGACGAGCGAGAAGTCCCCTGACGCGGCGTCTGTATATGGGTCCGAAGTCTCGTCCACGTCTGACGCCCGCAAATCCAATCCGATAGAGAATATGCTGTAGTCAGACGTGTTGCTGTAGAATCCGTTGCTTCCGATAGCTTTGATTGACGCCCCCGAAACTGTTTTGACACCAACGCAACTCGTGCCGCCAAAGTTGGTGACCAGATTGTCGGTGATGATCAAATTGTCATAGGACAAGTGATTCGTCTCGACTCCGTGTGTATTCGTTGGCTGGGACGCCCCCTTACCGTTGATAGTGTTATTTGTCACCCGCACATTAGACGTGACGAGGAAAACATGCGTTTCACTGTTTCCCTCGATGACATTTCCGTCGATAACAGAACCGGAGCTAGACGTGTAGACCCCTTTGCCTGTGCAATTCTCGATTCGGCTGCCAGTTAAAAAGCAACCTACGCCCGACAGATTGACGCCGTCCACGCCACTCCCGCCCGAATCTCGGAAGTAGCAATTCGTAATCGTCGAATACTGACCGACGCGGATCATGTCTGTTCCGGGGTTGCTGTAAACCTCACAATCCCGAAGCATCCATGACGAGCCCGTTATACCCATCGACCCCGTCGATCCGTGGAAAACGCCACCCTTTATCGTCACGTATCCGGGCAGGCTGGTCACTGACCAAAATGTCGAGACCGCAGAGTTTCCGTCCCACTCGAAACCAGTAGCCGTAGTCAGGTCAGGTAGCGTCACGGTTATTGATCCGCCGTTATCCCAAGACTCGATCACAAGGTGCGAGGTTGCATTAGTTCCGCCAAATCCGGTATTCCACGTTATCGCTGCGGCAAAAACCTCGGCCGCCGTATTGGCAACCTTGATTACATCGCCGCCCGTCGAATTGTCGATTGCCTTCTGTATCGTCTTCCAGGGGTTACCGCTAGATCCGGCCCCCGTAGAGTCGTCGCCCGTGCTGTAGTCGATATAGTAAGTCGCCACTATCCTGCCTCCAACGTCGTCGCACTCGCTCGCAGTGCCGCCACTAGTGCCGTCCGATCACCCGCCGCGACTGCCGCGTTGATGCCGCTGTTTTGCTCAGCCGCCCATTGCTGCTCTAGCGTCTGCTGATCTTGCACTGTTCTAGCTGCTGTCATATCCGCCAGTGTTACAGCCCGCTCTATCGCGTCCTGAGCAGGAGACACCGTCGAGCGACCGACACCGAGAAGAACAGCCCTGACCGTCGCGTCTGGATACTGGGTCAGGATGCTCTGATTGCCGTCAGTCGAGAAGTCCGCACCTTGCCCTTCGAGGACTCGCAGGAACGACTTGAGCAATTCATTCGCGCCTGACTGCACGGTCGTGATAACCGAACTTGGATCGATGGACGCCGCCTCCAACACGGCCATAACCTCGCCCGCCTGTTTGCGACCAGTGTGCATTTGCGTGACCGTCGCGGCATTCAGGGCGTCGATAGCCCCTTGGTCGTTTCCGGCGTCGAATGCGGCCTTGGCAGCCGCGTCTGAGTTGATCAAGTCTAGTAGTTGCTGGCTCATTTCATATTCCTAATTGGCCCGAAACGGCGTCGGCGATGATCTGTTCGCAGACGTCCAGCGCCCCTTCGGTCGGGGCCAGATATTCGCGCTGCGGGATGTTGAACGGCGGATAGCCGAAGTTGTGGACTGCGGCGCCAGGGATGCCGCCAAGTTGGACGTTCTTGTCTATTCCGATTGAGAACTCCAGCGGGTGCCAAAACGTCACATGGCCCGGACCACGGCCCGTCGCTGCTATCCTGAGTGATCCTGTCTCAATCAATAGCGGGTGCCCGTCGCCAGCGTGTGCCCTCGGCGGCCACGTCGCACCGTCAGGGCCCGAAGCCGTCAGAAAGTTCTGATCGATAGAATCGAGCACGACTTGGCGACAATCTCGGAACGCTTCGGCCAAGTCCGGGTTCTGTGTCGTTTCCAGAACAAAGTCGATGTTGAGATTCAATCGAGACATCACGAAACCTGCTTCCGGCAAATCAGCCGATGCTGGGCGTCGTCGCCTCGGTGGGCCGCGCCAATAATCGAATAAGTGACCGAGTCAAAAAGAAGCGTATCACCTTGCGGGGACGCTTGGCCCGTCGTGATCCCCCAGACGACGAACACGCGGTCGGAAGGCGAGACGCCCGGCGTGCCAGTCAGGTCGGACCTGTTGATTTCGGCCGGGAAGCAGTTTACGGCTTGGCCCGCGCCACCCTTCGGCGTGTACGTGCCAGCCCCGACGCCGTCAACATATTGATGGTCGCCCGAGTAGTCGACGGTCCAGGCCATTATCGAACCTCGCTGATAATGACTCCGGGGCTGATTCGATTGAGCGCATCGTCTATCTGTTTTAGTTCCGCGTACAGAGAATCCTTGTAGCCTTGGTGGTCGATATGCACGCCCGGCCCCGTGGAGTTCGGCAAGCCGCCAGCCGTCGAAGACGACAGCGCCGCCACTTCCGTCAGGATGGCATCGCGCCGAGACAACAGGTCTGCCTTTGACTGGGTCGTGCTTTTCGCCATTGGATCTACTCCACGATGACAACGGGCGTCCAGTTGTATCTGTGCCGCAATGCCCGCTTGATGTTCAGCTCGTCGCACGCCTTGCGAATCGCGTCCGGGGCGCTGGGGGCTTCGACTTCTAGAGGGCCGATTTCGCTGGACTTCCCGCCGATGCCTGTCTTTGCAGTCATGCGAAAGCGTCGCAGAGGTGTCGGGATGCCGTTTTCCTTTCGGAATCGGTAGCGATCCACGGTTGCGGCTTGGGCGTCGTTTGGATACGCCTTGCCGACCATCGCCTCAACATCCGACGGACGGATGATTTGATCCTCGATAATCGGCTCCGGGGCGGCGGGTGCTGGCGGGTCGATCAGTTCGAACTCATGCCGCTCGATGAATTGCGCCTCTTCGGTTTCGTCGACGTTATTCAATTCGGCCGCTTTGTTTTTGGCCTCAATCTCGGCTTTGCGAGCGTCGGCGCGTGCCTGGGCACGCTTGGCCTTCTCTTCTTGGGTCAGTCGTTTGGTTGCCATTGGTTCGCTTTCGTTGGTGAAAATAGCCGAGGCACGTCGGGGCCTCGGTGTATGTCGTCGCCCGACTCGACAGCCGCCCGTGAGATAGCGGCAAACACCGCTAGGCGGTGCATTGGACCATTTTGCGAGGCTCGAACGCATGACAGGCGCCACGCTCCGATACCTTGTATCGACCGATGATGTCGTTGCTGAACTCCATCTCTGAGTTCGTCGGGGCTTCGCCCGTCTGAATCGGCCAATTCTCCATGTAGTAAAATGCGCTCATCGGGTCGCCGATGTGCCACGTCGTCGAGTCACCTTGTCGGCTCGAAACGTACTGATTTGACAACACGTTGAACTGAGCAGCCTGCGACCCGCCGGGACGAGCGCCACCGAGCGGGTTCGGCGACAGCGACGTCGTGTTGCTGTTCGTGACTTCTCTGATTTCCGTCGCTCCAACGATGCGTTGCGCCGTGAAGGACAGAGCCGTCGGAATGATCAGCGTGTTGGGGTTAATCAGGACGGGCTCGGCCGTGTTCGGGTCCGTGATGCCGTCGAACAACAGCAGAGCATTCTCAACGTCGGTCCAATCTTGCAGCGCGTTCGACGCGGCGAGGTTGTCCCAATTGTGGGTGCCTGAGTCGTTGCCGTAGGTGGCAATCGAAGCCGAGCCGTTGCGGTTGTAGGTCGACGTAACGCCGAGAACCACGTCGAGGACGCGTTTCTCTTTGTTGATCGCCAACCAAGTCGCCGTTTCCGATGCGCGATTCAGGACCAATCCGGTGCGATCAAAGAACACCGCTTCCTTGGTCACCGGGACGATGAAGCCGCGCTTCGTCGTCTCGGGGGTTTCGGTCCATTCTTCCGACACGCCAGCCATCGGATACGCTTCGCCTTCGCCAATCGCTTCGGCCTCATCACCAAGTCGACCAATCCCGGCAATCTTCTCGCCGTTGAACTGGGTCGGAACAGTCTTCGCCAATTGCGACGCCAGAAAGATCGGATCGTTGAAGGCTTCGAGGACTTCGGAGTAGACAATCTGGCCCGTGACGTTCGAGAAGGCCGCCGTGTCGACGCCCGCTTCTTGTAGGTTGATGCCGGATTTCGTCCCGCCCGAACGCGGCGACCACGAATTGGCAATCTCCCGCCCGTCTTCGACGAACGACTCGAACAAGTCGCGGATCGAGAACTTGGTCGCGCCTAGGGTGCGAATCTCCCCGAGCAAATGCTTGTTGAACTTGCTCTCCTTGAGAGACGAACCGCTGCGGCGGTCGTCTCGCTGGGCCTTCTTGAGCGCCGTCGCCCATTTCTGTGCTTTGAACATGCCGTAAACTCCTGCGAATTTTATTGGAATTGCCAGTGGTCGGAGGCAGTCCCGCAAAGTCGCGGAGTCTATGCGTTTGTTCGTCGCTGATAGGCGAAGATGTAATCGGCCGTGATCGACTCGGCGTTGGCCGACCCGTTTTTCCCCGCCAGAACGACGTTCATCTCGGTTGCGGACGAGTACGATTGGTCGACGTGCTTGGCGACGACTTCGTCATCCTTCGTGAAGATGAAATCGGCCAGCGTCGATGACTTGGGCCGAATCTCAATGGTGAGTTTCTCCCAAGCGCCTCCGGCCGTTTGGGCGTCGCCCTGCTTGCCGCCGACGTACTGGGTGCCGTCCAGGTTGGTCGTCTTCTGGGTCGTGCCGTTCGAGTTCTCGGCGCTCCAGGTTGTCCCGCCGTCGACCTTGAAAAACACCGCGCCAGAATAGTCGGCTTCGGGGCCGCCCGCGTCATCCAATAGCGAATTTGCCGCCACGGCGTCCATTAAGCCGAACAGGACGTTGGCGTCGTCCGTGTTGGCCTCGGTGAAGTTCAGCAGAACCTCGACGATGACTGGGGCATCAGCCGCAATCTTGAAAATCTCTTTCGTCGTCTTGAGATAGGCTTCGTCGTTGTCTGCGACGGTCCCGTCAGATGGGGCGAGCGTGATGACGCCGCCAACCGTGTCGCCCAGTGTTGCCGTGCCGGAGTCGCTGGCAACAAGTGTCCAACGGTCCGCGCTGACATACTCGTTGAAGTCATCGAAAAAGCCGTGATACAACCGGCCGACGTGTACCGCGTTCGGAAGTTCGAGCGCTTTCATGGTTCTTTGTCCTCAAATTGGGAATAGGTCAATTGTTGGTCGGAGGTCAAAGAACGGTCGGGGTCGGTTGTGCTAGCTCTTCGCGTCGGCAAGCAGGTCGTCGAATGACAAGTCATCGAGGCTGCCCGACTCTTGAAACGCCGAGCGGGCCTGCGGTTTCTTGCGGGCTGGCGTTAGTTCCTTGAACGACTCGACCAGTTCTGCCGCTTCGTTCTCGCTGATCGTCGCATCAAGAAGTCGCCTTTCGACCTTCGACAATCTGGAGTAGGCCAAGCCTACCGATTCGAGCAAGTCGCGGTTCCTGTCGCGCCGTTTCAAGCGTGCGACGCTTTCCTTGACTTCGTCTTCGCCCTCTTCGCTTTCTTCGCCCTCTTCGTCTTCGCCCTCTTCGTCTTCCATTTCCGCGACGATTTCAGGCGCGGCGGCGTCTGCTAGTTTCTCCTGAACGCCGAGAACTTCCTTGATTTTGCCGAGCTTCGCTTTCGCGTCGCCTTCGCCGTCAAGGATGGCAATCACCATCGCCTTGATTGAGGCGTCGACGTCCTCGGCGGCGGACGAGTCCGACGCCTCCGGTTCGACTTCGGCGGGCTCTTCGGCCATTGCCGAGAATTCGTCCAATTCGAGCAGCGACTTGAGTCTCTTGGCCGCTTTCGTCTTCCGTCGTGCAACGGCTTCCGCCACGGTGACTTTTGGCATTTTCTTCCTCGTCTGGGATTCGAACAAGCCACTGTTCGTGGCGGGTTTGGATACAAGATCCACGCTTTCTGCGTGATCAAGACTTTCGACCATATCGGGCTGACCGTCGAGTCCTTCGGTAACTTGGCCCGACGCGTCGTGCGACAGCCCGAAGTTATTGGGGAACCGCTCGGCCCGCTCGATCAGTGATTCCGTCATCGGGTGTGCTTTGATGTAGTGCAGATCGGCGAAGACGCCATCACGTCCGATCTTGACGTTGCGAAGAACGCCCCACTGTTCGCTGATCTGGCGGACGCTGTCGTCGTCTGGGTCGCGGTGGTCAATGTTGACACTTATGCCCTCGTACAACTTCGCGGCGTCGTTCATCGCCTCCTGGGTGTATACCCGCCCGTTTTTGCTGTCGCGGCCGAGGACTTTCACGTCGTGAATGATTCCCTTGTCTCGGTCGATCCGCAAACCAGCCTCAGCGAATGCCTCTTCTCGGATTCGCTGTACCGTGGCAATCATGGGGTTGGCCTCGTTCGGTTTCTGACTTCGGTCGGGAAATACTCTAAATGGCATCGGCAGTTGGGGTGAGCGGGCGGGCCATATGCGAAGGTGTCGCGCCAATCGTCCTCCCACTGTTTGTGTAGCGGCTCGCATATCGGACAGACGCGGTCATCCCTGGTCGTGATCCACATGGCCGACATTCCGTCAGTAATCTCGGCGAGTCCGTCGTCGTTGGGCGGCGGAACCTCGGGCGGCTCGGGCGGCTCGGGCTCTTCAATGTCTTGAGGTTCGACGGCATCGGGTGTTGGTTTTTCTGGAGGCTTGCCGGGTTGCCCGGCTGGCTCTGCGGCTTCGCGTTCGGCTTCGGCTTCATTTTCTCGATGGATGGCGTTGGCTTGCCGTGCCGCCATTTCTCCCCGACTCGTTGCGGCTGTAATCTCGGTTGCGGCCATGGTGACCGCTCGCCCTTCGCCGAATATTTTGGTTGGGTCGATTCCACTCTTGACCTCCGCACGCATCTTGTCGGTCAGACTCCGCGTCAACTCGCGAGCGTGCCCGGTTGCCCACGCTTCCGCACTAGCCTGAGCAAGTAGCGAACTGTTTGTCAAGCGACTGTCGCCCATAATCAGAAACGCTACAGCGTAGGCTGTGGCGAGCCGGGTGCTAAGTTCGGCGCGGATCGTCTTTGCAATTCCGGGCCACGGGATTCGCTGGTCGCGGTCCATCGCGGCCCGAGCAAGAGCGAATTGCGCCGAGATTTCGGACACAAGAAGAGCCTCGGCGGCGAGGCGGTCGGGCTGTGCTGGCATTGCGGCTACTTGGTTTTGGTGGCGTGCCCGCCCGTGACCATTCGGTCGCTGACGTTGGCCTCGGGATGGTCCGATGTCCACGCGTGACCGAGCACGCGACCGAACGAAAACGAGTCCTTGAGTTCCCCCGACGGACTGCCGGGGATCAATAGCGTGATTTTCCCGCCACCGTCTTGGATCATCTTGCGAAGAGCGTCTCGGGATCGGATGCCAGCGGCCTTGTCCTCGCCTCGCACTTCCGGTGCCCAGCAATCAATCATGCGCACGCGCACCCGAATTTCCACCGTCGCGGTGAACGTGTCGCCGTCATATATGTCCTCGGGGGCGACAGTCGCCCGAGTAACCCAGCCTATCGGTGGGGCTGGTGTCGGTTGCGGCGGACGCTGGAGTATCAGCACGGCAGCCATCACGAGGAGCGTTGAAAAAGTTCTCATTGCCCGCCCTTCTGTCGATGAAGTAAAATGTCCATCTTCGCTTCGATGCCCGCTAACGTCGTCTCAATCTTGCGCACTCGTGATGGCTCAATGATCGACTCTTGAAGTCTAATAATCTGCTCTGAGTGTGCTATATGCGATTGGGCGAACCATGCGCCGACAGGTAGCCCGATAATGATTACCAGCTTCATCACGTAATCTAAGACAAGCCCAGGTACGCTATCAGCGAATCGCTTGAGTTGCTCTTTCACCATGTCTCTGCCCGATCTCATTAGCCGTTAGTGCTTTCGTCGTATCTTCCAGATTCGGTAAATCGTCACCACAGCCCCGACGCAAGCGATGCCGACGCCCGACTTGACGACCTCATCCATATCGGACCAGTCGCCCGCCATCAGCCACATCGGAGCGACAGCGAAGATGAACACCAGCACGAGTTCTCTAAGGTCATTCTTTGCGGGCGCGTCCGTCATGTCGAAACCCCCGGAAGTTGCGAATATAACAATGCGAACAATTGGTCGTCGACCTGCGGGAACGCTCGGCGAAGGGTCGCGCGGTCTACTTGCTTACCGTCCGCACCGAATGGGGCGAGCGGGTTGTCTGGTAGTTCGACGTCGACCAGCGCGAACGTGTTATGTTTGGAATCGTTCCACATCCGTCGCGAGTCCTTCAGTCGGCCGTTGACGCCTCGGTCTTTATCGTATGAGTCCAGATATTCGGCGTATGGCGTTTTGCCGTCGAAAACCAAATCGCTGTATTGGATCGAATGACCGGCACGACCCGTGAGAATCGGCAAACGGTGAAGCATGGCCGAGGCGATTTCCTCGTCCGAGTCAAGGGCGATCCATTCCCGCGTTCGGATGTGGGCCGCCGTGATTTCCCATCCGTTGGGCAAGTCACGAGGCCCGGCGTGCGGGCTGTTCTGATGGAAATGATGGCGGGCGAGAAGCAAGGTTCGGTTGTGGCATTCCGTCAGCCCTGGGGCGGTCGACTTGTCTGATGACGACTCCGGCAATTGGCCCACGTCCATTGAATGCTGCATGACCTTCGCCATGTAGTCGCCTGCCCGAAATCCGCGCCCTCGGGCTGCGTAGCTCGACATTGGCGAAGCCTTGATCAGGAACCCACGACCAAACTCTCGGCAATAGTGATAACGGCGGCACGCTTCGACGGCATTATGGACGCACGACGATTGCGGGGCTTGGTCGTTCCACGGGTCGGCGTACAGCCAGCCGGGACGGTCTGGCGGCAGTCCATACGATTCGAGCATCGGGCCGAGCATCTTCTCTTGCTCGCGCTTGGCGTCTCGCCATTCGGACGACTCAAACAGTTTGAGCGTTGACGGCCAGCCACGCGACGCGCCAAATGCTCGGTCCTCGTCCGTCTCGATGAAGCCGACGGTTCCGTCCGTGTAGGTCAGGTCCACGTCGATGAATCGCGGGTCAAAGTCGTTCGGAATCGTGGTCATGGCTTGCGGACCTCCGCGACGATTGCGTCGGACGTGGAAGGCATCGGGAGTACACGAGCGACGCTAGTGCCGTCCAGAAGGACCAACGCGGGCAAGCCTATTTCTGCGGCCCTCTCAATAGCCAGATCAAGAAAGGCCGGCGGCGTTGACCCTTCGCCGGCGGCCATGAAAAAAACACTCTCACCGTCCTTCCGAAGTTGGCCGGTTGCGGCCTCGCCAGCAAGCGGCGGCCCGCTTGCCTTGTCGTACACAATGACAGCCGTCTTGACGCCCGGTGCGGGCTTCTCTGGATCTTTGACCGGGTCGACGGGAACGGTCCCAGTAACGGTCAATTGGGTGACGCTGGTCTTCTTGTCGAACACAACCTTGCTGTCTTCGGCCTTGGCCAGGAAGACTTCGAGTTCGATTTCATAGGTGCCGGGAGGCGCCCAGACGTGGAGCGTTCGGCCGTTATTGACCTCCCGACCCTTGGCCGGTCGCTCGACGTCCCAGTCAAACAGGGCGGACCATCCGTCTGGGATTTCGACGTCGGCTTCGATCACGATGGGCTCGAACGTCTTGGCCTCGATTCGGCCAGCTAACGCGGCGGACTTGAGCGGTTGCGGGCCTTGGGCCCTCGGTGGCGGACCATCGAACGCGCCGCCAGCAACAACGCAAACGCAAAGGGTGACAATCGCGAGGATCGACCCGGCAGTTCTTGGGCGCCTGCTCATCGGCTTATTCCCCCGCCAGTTCTTCTTGATCGAAGAACGCATCAATAGCGTCGTGGATAGCGGCTAGCGCTTGCTTCTCCAGTCGCTTTTCGATGAACTCGGGAATCCAAGGGATGTCGTAAGGCACAACCGTTGATTCCCAGACCGAGTCGACACATTGAGTCACGAGGTCGGCGTCAACGCCCTCTCGCAACGCTTCGAGAACGGTTTGCAGCATGTTCGACGCCTTCGCCATCGGGTCGCTTGTCGTTCGATCCTCGATAGATGCCGCCATTGCGGCTTGTAGTTTCTCGCGTGTCATTTGGTTCGCTCCGATAGTGGGCCGGAAGGGTCGGGGCCCGTGCACGACTGGCCTGCGGTCGCGTGGGCTGCCGCGTGTGCGGCGTGTTATGGATAGCCGAGCCAGCTTTCGCGGACTGACGGCGGGGCGGACGGAGGCGGCGTGGTGGCGACCGGGTTGGGGTTAGCGGTCGGCTTCGCGCCCTTCCGTTGCTCTTCGGCCAGCTCGCGGCCAACCTCGGCGGCCCATGTATCAAGCGACAAGATCCCAGCGGCGTGCTCGCCGACCTTAATCGTGTGATCTTCGACGCGATTCCTGACGGCTACTTCCGGCGTGTCGACGGTGAGCTGAACGCGACGCTTGATCTTGGCCAACGACACGTTGCCAAACAGTCCTGTCCGCTTGGCGACGATGCCAACGGCCTTCCATTTTATTTCGCGGTATTTGCGAGAGTACACAGACTGCCGGGCTTCGGTCGCCTTCGTGAACGGCGCCTCGGCAACCAGCGTGGAGGCGAAGTTGCCATTTGACGCATCGCCGCTGATCATGTATTCGGGCATCGCCCAACGGATGCCAACCATTCGCATGGCGGCTTGGACGACCTCGACGAATCGCGGACCGTTAGGCGAACCCATCGGGCCCGCCTGATACTTGGTTCCGGCGGTCACGTCGTGGATTTCGCCGGGTTTGGCGTTGCGGATGTTCCGGGTGTTCTGGCCGCCTCGGTCGGTCGTCTCGGTGATGGTCTTGGTTGCTGCTCCGACGACCATGTCCGAGATGGCGTCGGAGGTCGTCCCCATTGCATGCTCGCGGATGTATGCGATAGCGGCTTGGCCTGCGGCTCCCTCAAGCGTGTTGCCCAATAGCTTCTCGCCACGGGTTAGGTTGCCGTGGACGGCGTAATAGTCCGACAATCCGCGTTTCACTTCGGGCGAGACGTTGAGCTTCAGGTGGACCATTGATTCGGGCGGTATGACATCCCAGTCGTTCGCGTCGCCGTTCCATTCTGCGAAGTAGGCGTGGACGCGGGTTGGGTCGCCTTGGTCCGCCGCTACGCCGTACTTCCATTCGAGCCCGGTTGGCAATCCGGCGTATTCCTCGACGCCTTGCCGGTTGTCGGGCTCGGTGATGAAGCAGGGATCGACTTGGCGCAAGCTGACATTGGAGCCGCCGCGATGAGTCAGGCAGGCGAAGAACTCGCCATCCTGGCGCGACCGTTCGAATAACGACCGCTCGCCGTCTTCCGTGAATCCGTTAGCCTCGTCGAAGTTGTCGCTGATCCGCTGGCAGAGTTCGGCCCACTTGCGGGCCTCGGTGTCGTCCTCATCCTTGGCCGCGAACGAATAGCCGAACCCGTCGCCAATCGTGTAGTTGGTCAGATTCTCAAGGGCGGCGAGCGCGACTTCGGACCGCGACGCGACGAGTCGGGCTTGACCGATGATCGTTCTGTGCTCGGCCTCGGATTGCCAAAACGGGAAGTTGTCGCCGAAGCGTCGGTCGGTCGGGCGGGCGATCCCAGTGGCGACTGAGTCACCAAAGTAACTCATGCCCGCGCCGTCTCGGAATGGTTCGTCGATTGGGACTTCATCGCCCCAGCCTTCGCGAACGCGCCGACCACCAACGAACGACTCAGCCATTTTCATCGCGTGCGTTTGGGCCTTGAGCGTCGCGAGGTCGCTTTCCAGTTTCGCAGCCTCGACAAGTTCGCGGAGTCGGTCCAGATCAAGGGCGGCGGTTGTCATTTAAGCGCGCTCCGAAGACAAAATGGAAGCGGCCCCAGCTATGGGACCAGGGCCGCTTCGGAAACCTCCGACCAGCACAAAGGGTGGTTCGTCGGTTCGCTGTTTGTCAAGCGTCGCCGTCTTTTGGCGGAATCGAGATTCTCACATACTTAACGACTGACCAGCGAGAGACGCCCGTTAGCCGGGCTATTTCACTGAGCGATTTTCCCTGAGCTTTCAGCCTCCGAATCGTCTTGACGAGGTGTTCCGGTATCGGTCGGCCTGACGTCATCGTCGCCCCCTTTGTTGAGTTGCGGATTCTGGGCCGCGTGAAGTTTGTTCTGTAGGTCCATTGCTAACTCGACCGCAAGGTCAACAGGGCCAGCGTCGTCCAAGTCGGTCGACCATCCCGAGCGAATCAGCGCGACGAGTATTTGCCGCGCCGACCGTTCGACCCTCGATTCGCCTCCTAAGCAAATGGGCTTGATGGCGCCGGGCGACTGATGAACGATCCAGTGCGGGTCGGCAATCGGCCCGGACAGGTACGTCGGCGATTCGAGTTGCATCGAGTTCGGGTTGATTATCGAGGACGCGCCGCCTTGCAATCCGTTGTAGCCTTTGGGGTTTCCGCCCATTTGGTTCGCTCCTAATCGGGTTTTGCGTACTTAGTCGGGGCGTGCTTGTGCCCTTTCGGTTTATCGAGCTGTTCCGACGAGGCCAGCCCGCTCAGTCGTTCGTAGCACCTGTCGCACCAAGCGACGGCAGACGTAGCGCGGCCTGTCAGCGGCGACCTTGAGTAACCGGGGTTGGTTCTGCCGCATTCATGGCACGACTTGGGCGTCGGGTGTTCGGTGGGGTTCCATCCCATCGTGGTCGGGCCTCATTGGTGTTGAGCCAAGTGATTGAGGAGTCTATGGGCCATTTCTAGCGCGTCCGGCCCATCGTCGTGGTCGGCCTGGGGAAATCCTTTCAGTTGCTTGACTAGCAAGTGAGTCGACGCGTTAGACCTGAATCGGAAAGCATGCCGCCCAAGATACGGGCCAAGTCGGGCAATACGCAAGCCTTTGTTGATGTTATTGTTGAGCAACGCCAGAGGCAACGGGGCCCCGCCTCGGGTGCGGATCTTGTTTTCGATGATCGGGGCGAGCAGGTCTTGAAACGCGTTCGACTCGATGCCGACGCGGTCGGACGGGTGCGTGTCACAGAACCCGATCAGGTTGTCGCACAGCTGATCCGCGGGCCATCGGCCTAGCAGCGAGTCGACCCAGAGCAGTCCCCGCGCGAGGCCGAGAAACGCGATGGCCGCGTAGTCGCTCCGGGTGTTGGCGCCCTTGGACGGGTCCAGCGCGATGGCCGAGAACTCGAACCGGTCGGGCCATTCGTGTTCGTCGCACCAGAACGGGTCGGCGAAATAGTCCTCGGGCCATTCGCTCCTGCCGTACTGGGTCGGGCGGCCTTGATACAGGGCGTTCCACCAGTAGTCTTCGGTCAACGATTTCTTCTGAAGCAGCGATTCGAGCGGCCAGCGTTCGGGCCAAAGGGCCTCGCCGGGCTTCCGTCCCAGGACGTCGTCCGCCTCCGCGATGGCCGGGAAGCTGATCCGCTTGACCTTCATGCCGTCGAGTTCGTTGGCTTCGGCCGCCTGGACGACACGCCCGATTAAGTCCTCTTCGTGCCATCGGGTCATCATCAGCACGCAGACGCCACCGGGCTCGAGGCGGGAGAACGCGGTCGACTGGAACCACTCCCACTGCTTCTCCCGCTGGGCCTCGCTGACCGCCATCTCGGCGTTCTTGATTGGGTCGTCGATGATTAGCAGGTTGGCCCCGCGACCGGTCAGTGGGCCGCCGACGCCGGCAGTCACCATCCCGCCGCCGTGTTCGGCGATCTCCCAGTCCGACGCCGCCGACACGTTCGGATTGACGCCTGGGACGTCGAACCAGTTGGCCCGCTCAATCAGCAGGTCGCGACACTTGCGGCCGAACTGGGACGCCAGGGCGTCGGCGTAGGACGTGAGAATCACCCGCCGCGTCGGCCAGTGCCCGAGGTACCACGTCGGCAGGTACTTGGAAATCAACTCGGACTTGCCATGTCGGGGCGGGGCCTCGATGACCAGGATGTTGTGATCCGTCTCGCCCATTATCAACGTCGTCAACTCGTCGTCGATTACAAGCAGATGCGGGGCCGCGTGCCACTCGGGCAGCCTCTCCGGTTCACCCGGTCGGCTTATCGGAATCGACGCTTCCATCGCGAAGGCGGCGGGCGTTCCGACTCGCAGCTTCAGATCGAACGAATCGAGCCCACCGGGGGTCCTGCTCGAGGATGGCGAGTTCGTCGCGGATGCCGACGGTGCCGCTGACTTCGACTTGCGCGTTGACCGCGATCTCTTGGCGTTCAATGTAGCCTCGGTCCTTCGCTTGGCACTTGAGGTAGAAACAGACAGCCCACGCGTCGCCGCGCCCGATTGCCTTCATCAAGGCCGCCTCGGCGAAGTCCTTGGTGGACTCGCGTTCGTCGGCCAACGCTTGCCGAATCGCCTCGGTCTTCTCCATTCGTTGATAGATCGCACGGCCCGACATCCCCAACGCTCGGGCGGCCGCGCTGACAAGCCCCCGCGACTGTTGCAGGGCGGCGATGATCTCTGCATCCGTCGCCTTCTGGCGGATCGGCGTGCCGTCCGCGTAGTAGCCGGGCGTGTCGCGGGGCTGGGTCCGCTTCGGCGGCAGCTTGGCCTTACGTTTCTTCTTCGCCATCACTCGCGCCTCGCTGTCTCGCCGGTCAGGTTCTCCCACCGCTTGACCACAACATCGCAGTAAGCCGGGCTGATTTCCATTCCGAAGCAACGGCGGCCGAGCTGTTCGGCGGCAATCAAGGTTGAACCACTACCCAGAAACGGGTCTACCACTTTTTCGCGGCCAAACGCTTTGAGATAGGCAACAGGGAACGAAACCGGGAACTTGGCGGGGTGGTCCGAATTCGCCGACACTGGCGCCGACTCAAACACTGACCCCAATTCCCGAAAGCGGCGGGTCTTCTGTTTCTTCATTTCGCCAATTTGGCCCGCCGCGTCGCGGTTGGTCGATTGAACAACAGTTCCGCCGTGCACGTTTTCAACGGTTGGGATTAGTTTCACCTTGCCCGACGAAAACACGAAAATCCACTCGTGCTGAATTGGAAACGTCGCCGTAATCTGGCCGACGCTAAAACCACCTTGGCGATACCAGACATTCCAAGAGACCAACCCAAGGCCGCACGAATTCGCCGCGCCGATGTATTCGTCCCAATAGCGAACGATGACGCCATCGCTTCGCGCAATTCCCAGATTGACGGCCAATAAGTCTACTCCGGCGGCCTGTGCGTTTTTAACGAATTCGGCCAAGTGAGTCGGCGACAGGTCAACCGAGTCCCTGTACGTCCGCTGGAGCACGTAAGGCGGCGAAGTAAAGCAAACCGCCTCGGCCAACTCGCCCAATTTAGCCCAGTCGTCCGCGTTGGTCGCGTCCCCGCACAACAGCCGATGCCTGGATTTTTGGATTAGCCTTCCCATTTAACTGCCGCCTCCCCTGTGGCGTTCGCGAATCGCGTCACGATTACGTCACAATACGCGGGCGAAAGTTCCATGCCGAAGCAACGTCGGCCGGTCTTGTCCGCCGCGATCAGCGTCGAGCCCGACCCCATGAATGGATCATAGATCGCGTCGCCTCGGTCGGAATATGCGCGGATGAAGAAGTCGGGCAAGGCGACGGGGAACGCGGCGGAATGGCCGACGGCTTCGCGGTTAAACCCAACCGACAGCACGTTCGACGGGTAGGACAATGGGGCGTTCGTGGCTCGATCCGCCCCGTTCTCGCCAAGAACAGAACCGCCGCCGCCTTGCCGAGAAATCATATCGCCACCTGCTCCATTGTTGCTTGACCCCTCGCGGCCTGTTGGCGTTCTGACTTGATTGGGGGTGAACTTGTGCCGCCCCTTCGCAAACATCAGTACGGGTTCCCATCCATTTTTGAACCGCTGTCGCGGCCCTTTTGGCGTCCCGCCATGCGCCCAGCAAAACTCGTCCACAAACCGCCAGCCCCATCGGCGAACGTGGGCGAGCGTCAAATCCTTGACGTAAAGCACCCGCTGTCCGTCCTCGCAGTGTTCCTTGATGTTGACGAACCAAGACCCATCGTCGGCCAAGTGCTCGCAGACGGTCGACTGGACGTTGTCGAACCATTCAACGTACTCGTCTGGCGGAATCGGCTTGAACCCGCTGGACTCGTCGTACTTCCGCTGCGACGCGTACGGCGGGGACGTGATGGCGACATTGATTTCCGATCCGCCCATCAACTGAGCCACTGCGACGGGCTCGCGGCAGTCCCCGCATAGAATCCGGTG